AGCCCGCGCAGCTCGTGACGCTGTTGCGGCGGTTGCTCGCCGTGCTCCACTTGTTCTCGGACCCAATGTTGCCCAGCGCGGACTTGTCCTCGGCCAGGGCGAGTTTAAGTCTGTAGATGTTACTGCTGATCTTGCCTGTGACTCCGGTTCCCAAGTTCTTCTTCTCAATGGGATTGCTCGTGGTGATGAGATCAACGAGCGTGTTGGGCGCGAGGTTACATTGCGTTCCATTCAGTTCAACTTTACCCCGCATGTGACCGTTGCTACTGGAACTGATCAACAGCAACGTGTCCTCCTTGTGTATGACAGGCAAACAAACGCCACCGCTCTTACTGCTGCCCAGGTTCTACTTACTGCTAACACGGTCGCGCCCAGAAATCTTGAGAACCGTAAGCGTTTCAAGATTCTCTTTGACCGCACCTTCGCTTTGAACGCCTCTGGCGAGCCTGGTTCTGCTGTTACACGTCGGTTTTACCGCAAACTTCGCCATCCTGTAAGTTTCAATGCAGGTGATGCCGGCACTGTCGCAGACATTGTTACTGGTTCTCTCTACCTTGTGGTTGTTGGTTCAAATGCTCCAGGTGTTACTGCCGGCTCGGTCATTTTTGCAACGCGCATTCGTTACACAGACAATTGAACATTGAAAGACATCTTTCCCTATTGGGTTTTGCTGGTGTCAAGAAAAAGAGATGATTTGTGCATTCAAAAAACTTGACTTGTGTCTTTCATGGGTGCGGAGCATAGAACGATGGATCGTGTTGCGCGATGATGTCGTCGCGGACGTAGTGCTCCTCTCCGATGGTCACCATGTCTGCTTCATCAGCATCTCCCACGGTGATGTGAGCGACGGCCCTGCGCAGCCTGGGCGGTTCTTCTTCGCATTCTTCGTCGATCGCAGGAGTAGCGGCGGCAGCAGCGACTACGACGGCGTCCTTCTTTGGGATTTCGAGGATGCCAGCAGCGCTAAGCATGACCAGGCGGTGATGCAGCTCTGCGCGCGAGTCCACATTGATGTAGCGAGGCCCGTCTGCACGCGGAGGGATGCTTGTCGGGTTACCGGCGTCGAGGCGACGAGCGAGAGCTGCCATCTCAGCGTCACGGTTGCCTTCCTCGTTCTTGTACCACTTGTCCGGCGTGTAGTTGGATGTGATGAACACGATCGTGAAGCGTGCTGGAACGAGGCCCCCCTTGATCTCGAGACGTAGCGGATACGGGTCGAGGATCTGCAGCATCTTCTGAAGTTGAACTTGTCCCTTGAACTCTTCGAACATGACCGCTTTTTGTCCGGTGTAGCCGTCCCACCAGAGCCCGCTGTTGCCCATGTTAACGACGTAGACGTCTTTGAACATGTCGTGCACCGAGTAGCTCTTTCCGATTCCACTCGGGCCGATGATCGTGATGATCTTGAGGCTGTCGCGGCGAGGAGGAGGCGCGAGTGCAGCGAGCTTGAGGCAGCCGCTTGCGTACTTGAGGAAGACCGCCGGATCGATTGCGCGGATGTCGCCGTCGCGCATGAGACTCTCTGCTGCCTTTTTGAGGTCGGTGCGCTCTCCTTGCACAGGTAGCGTGCCGAGCTCCCACGGTCCTTCGATGTGGCCTTCCGCTTTGGTGCAGTACTTCTTGTTCTGTTCAGCGTTTCCTTTAGCGGCCGTGAATGCAGCGCGCTCGAAGACCGTGTAGACGACGCCTTCCGCCGTTTTTGCGGTGATCTTCTTCAGCCAGCTCCTCCGTTGCGCCTTGTGGAGATGAAGATAACCTTGCAGATGCGGCGTCCCTTTATCACCGTGTTCGAGCTGGTAGACGCAGTATTTGATGCACTCGGGAAGACCGTCCGGGAACAGGTTCGTCCTCGTTGGGTTGTTTTCGGTGAAGCACCACGACTTGACTTTCTGGTTGATCTCTGCGATAGCTGCTGCGTCCATGTTGCTCGTTCAAAGTTTGTTAAAAAAAATGAAAAAAGTCACAGTTGTCCCACGTCATAGGAAATCCGACCGTTCAGATGAAAGCCATAAATAGCTACACGTCAGCCTGGGTCATGAGTCATTATGACGTAAGGATATTAAAATCTTTAATTATTATTTACACGTACTCTATTAATAAAAACCCGCCCTTCGCGAAGCGATATAGAGACCAAGAAAAAAGACTCTTTATTTACACGCTTCTTTCTTCTTCTTTCAAAGCACGATGTCAGATGCGAAGGGCACAAAGCTAACGGTGCCGATTGTGCGAAGGAGCATGTTGTGCATGATAACATGGCTGTCGCTGGAGTTGAGATCGGAGAATGCGCACATGAATATCGGCCCCGTGCTGACTTTGCATGTTCCGCCGAGCGTAGGTTCTTGGAGACTAAGGTTGTTAGAGAGCCTGTGCTCGTAGGTGACTTGTATTTCGTTGCGTCCGCCGGGCATGACAAAGTAGTGCCTGTCGGACACTCCGATCCACCTGTTTCCGATGGGTGTAGCGATGGTGACGTCGCGTTGACCGAAGACCTGCTCTGCCGTGGGCGTGTGTCCGAGCTCCTCCTGGCCGCCTAGCCGTGGTTGAACTAGACAGACCCTCACCAGGATCCCGGTGTTTCCGACGAGTTTGAACTTGCCGTCGTACTCCACGCGCTTGTGAACGAAGACCGTGTTCTGTTCCCAGCTCAACACTTTGAGCCTGTTGATGATGATGAACTCGGGGTTCAGCGTGACCCGCTCATCGGGGATGACAATTTGCGAAGCCGCGAGCATGTTGCTTGTACAAAGTTTGTTAAAAAGAAATGAAAAAGTCACAGTTGCACGCTAGTCTTTGGAAAAGAACGGTTCAGATGAAAGCCATAAATAGAGATACGTCAGCCTAGGTCGTGACTCATCCTGACGTCAGGATATTCACGCCGTATCTTATTAATATAAGTCCGCCTTAGCGAAGCGACCATAAAATGACTTTTAAGCCCGAGGTGGTGGTCAGTTAATGATGTCACATCATTAACAATATTACCCACCACCTCGTCCCGCCTCGTCCCAAATTACAATTGCATAAAGATCATGATATTTTTTAGCCGAAAAAGACAATTATCGTGAAAATTAATTTTCACATAAAAGGATAATTCCTTCGTCAATTCTGAATAAAATAAAAACAAACGGAAAGTGAAAGTGAAAGTGGCATTACATGCCGTACTCTGTTCGTCGTACTTTTGGTGCTAAGCGCCGTCCTCGGGCTCAGCTTCAGTGGACTGAAGCCCGCGCAGCTCGTGACGCTGTTGCGGCGGTTGCTCGCCGTGCTCCACTTGTTCTCGGACCCAATGTTGCCCAGCGCGGACTTGTCCTCGGCCAGGGCGAGTTTAAGTCTGTAGATGTT